AATTTAGATATATCTTTTATCGTAGATGAAAATTACGAAAATTATCTGGAACTTCATAATTGGTTAATTGGAATTGGTTTTCCAAAATCAAGAGAACAATTTAAAGATTATAGAGATACAGAATCAGCTAAATTTCCAGGCACTAAAACAAAATATGAAAGCAAAGATATCGGAGATACCAAACTTGGAGCTGCAACTTCAGATAAAAGTTTGTATAGTGATGCAACTATGACACTTCTTTCTTCTAAACACAATCCTGTTGCAGAAGTTAGATTTAAAGATGTCTTTCCATTGTCAATGGCGGCATTAGAATATTCCCAAGCCGATACCGATGTAACATATTTAACAATGACAGCAAGTTTCGCTTATTCATATTATGATATTGTACCCATATAAATAATTGTATAAGTTAACCTATTGACTTGATTGAAAAAACAAGGTATAATATATAAAATGGACTTAAACACATTACAAGAAGAAGTAGATAAAGATATTAAAATTAAATCTGATTCTTTAGATATTGAATCTCTACGAATTCCTGAGATTCATAATAAGTATCTAAAATATTATAATCGTTTTCAATTAGTTCTTAGAAAAACAGAAACAGATTATAAAGAACTTTATAAAGAAAAATGGGAATACTATACTGGAAAATCTTCAGATGAAGTGTATAAAGAAAATCCATTTAATTTTAAAATTTTAAAAGCTGACATTCCAACATATCTTGACAGTGATAAAGATTTGATAGAACTACAACACAAAATTAGTTACAACAAAACAATTGTAACTTATCTTGAACAGGTTTTACGCTCAATAAATAGTCGTACATTCACAATTAAGAACGCTATTGAATGGAAAAAGTTTGAAGCAGGAGTAATATAATGACAAAAAAAGCACCAAAAATTACTGACTACATTGAAGAATATAAAAATATTTTATCACCTAAACTTTGTGAACAAATTATCAGATATTATAATTCTATTGATGGTTGGAATCAATCTACCTTTGGAACAAAAGATGGATTGTCTGCAGAAACAAAAGAAAAAGTTGATATGGATGAACAATGGATTACAAAAAATGATGAGGGTGGACTATATACCGATTTGTTAGCAGGGTTTAAAATTGCACTTAAAAAATATACTGAAAAATATCCAGACATAGTAGTTGAAAATTCTACACCTTTTCGTATGAATCGTTATTCATCACCAAATGGATTTATGACAAGACATATTGATAATATACATCATAGTCATGGTCAACGATATGGATTTCCACATGTAACAATGTTAATGTTTATGGATGATGATTATAAAGGTGGAGAGTTTTCTTTGTGTGATGGATTATATTTAAAAAAACCTAAAGCTGGAACATGTATAACTTTTCCATCTAACTTTATGTACCCACATGAAGTTAAACCAGTTACAGAAGGAACAAGACACACCGTTATGGTTTGGTTAATGTAAAGGAGAAATTATTATGAAAGATTTTAAACATTATAAAATATTCCCTACTCATGTTTTTTCATTTAAAGGTCAAGGCGTAAATGATAAAGAGATGCTGGAATATTTTCAAAAGGAAGTAAAAAAAGAATCGGGTAAGAAAAGTTTAAACTGGCAATCTAGTCCCAATTTGCATAAAAATAAAATTTTTGAATCATTGGTAAACAATATAATGGAAGCTACTAAACTAGCTTGTGATGCGATAAAACTTGATACTAGTTACAAACTTGAAATTACAAATATGTGGGGCAACATTTTACAACAAAACGAATGTCACCCACCACATACACATTCAAACAATGTATGGTCTGGTACATATTATATAACACAATCGCCAACTCAAAGTAGTATTCAATATTTTATTGGACAACACCAATCACAAGTTTTATTACCAAGAGTATCTGAACAAAATTTAGATAACGGAAATCTTATTGGTTTTCCTTCTGAAAAAGGACGAGGATATGTATTCCCAAGTTGGTTAACACATTGGGTGCCACCTCATCCAGATAAAGAGGCAAGAGTAAGTATTGCATGGAACATAATCCTTAGAGGTGAATATGGACATGAAAAAGATTTTCAATATGCTAAAATTTAAAATTGAAAACAAATTTAAGCGCTTTACCACACAGAGGGGTGTAGTTAGACTTAGGTCTAACAATAGCGTCCAGAAACACGCTTAAAATCGCTCTGATATGGTAAAATATTCCAATCATCCTGCGATACCCAAGTCGACCTTTTCCCAAGACTGTATTGTAACAAATGTAAACGAAGTCTATGTTAAAGTAGATTGTGAGCGTTCTTTACAAAGAGATTTAGATTCTTTCTTTCAGTTCGAAGTGCCTGGTGCTAGATTTATGCCATCAGTTCGGAATCGTTTATGGAATGGAATCATTCATTTATATTCTATAGAAACTGGACAGATATATAAGGGTTTACTTCCATATATAAAAGAGTTCGCAAGAAGAAATGAAGTTGATATAACAATTGAAGAAGGCGTTGAATTAGATAGAGAAGTTGATAAAACTATTGTAAAAGATTTTATTGAATCTCTTAAACCAAAATCCAAAGGAAAACTTTTAGAAGTCAGAGATTATCAAATAGATGCTGTACATAATGCTATATCAAACAATCGTGCATTACTATTAAGTCCAACTGCATCAGGCAAATCACTTATCATCTATTCATTAGTTCGTTATTATCAAATGATGAATTTAAAATCGTTGATAATTGTTCCTACAACAAGTCTTGTTGAACAAATGTATTCTGATTTTCTTGATTATGGTTGGAAAGAAAACTATTTACAAAAATTATATCAAGGACATGATAAAAAAGTTATAAGTGATGTTATGATATCAACTTGGCAATCTTTATATAAAATGCCGAAAAAATATTTTGATGAATTCGGTTGTGTCATTGGTGATGAAGCTCATTTATATAAAGCGAAATCTCTTATAAACATTCTTATAAAATTAACTAATGCTAAATATCGTTTTGGTTTAACTGGAACACTTGATGATTCACAAACTCACAAATTAGTTCTTGAAGGATTATTTGGAAGTTTAAAGAAAGTTGTTAAGACTAAAGAGTTAATGGATTCTAAAACACTTGCAGAATTAAATATCAAATGTTTATTATTACAATATTCAGACGAAGAATGTAAATCTATAAAAGAATTCAAATATGCAGATGAAATAGATTTTCTGGTAACATCTAAAAAAAGAAATGAGTTCATTTCAAATTTAACTGTATCTACAAAAGGAAACACTTTATGTTTATTTCAATTGGTAAAAAAACATGGTAAAATTCTACATGAGTTAATAAAAGAAAAGGTTTCTCCAAATAGAAAAGTATTTTTTGTTTTTGGTGGCACAGATGTAGATACAAGAGAAGATATTCGTAGAATAACTGAAAAGGAAAAGAATGCTATCATTGTAGCATCTTATGGAACATTCTCTACTGGAATTAATATTCGTAATTTACATAATGTTATTTTCGCTAGTCCATCTAAGAGTAGAGTCAGAGTATTACAATCAATTGGTAGAGTATTAAGAAAAAGTGATGATAAAGAAAATGTAAAACTTTATGACATTGCTGATGATTTAACATATAAAAGTAGAAAGAATTTTACTTTAAAACATTTTATAGAAAGGATTAATCTTTATAATGAAGAACAATTTGAATACAATATTAAAAAGATTTCAATGAGATAAATATAATATATATGAATGATTTTGATAAAGAAACTCCAACATATTACATAGTTAAATTTAATAATGGCGAAGAAATTATTTGTGAATTAAAAGAAACAAATAAGAACACTGTAAAATTAATTAATCCAATGATAATTCAAAGCTTTGGTGAAACGAATGAAACAAGACAAGTAAAAGAACAAGTTGCATTTCATAGATGGTTACAACCTTATACATCTGAAACTGAATTTGATATTGATAAAAAAAATATTATAACTATAGTTAAGTGTTCAGATATGATGATAACATGTTATGAAAATTTTATATATAAAAAAGATGATGTTAACATAACAAACAAAGAAGTTTCAATTGAATCAAGTAAAGAAAATAAACATAGACAAGAATATGTTACAGTAGAGACTGATAAGGATGTACATTAATATATCCATCTAACCGACCCACATGGTTATTATAAACATAAAAAATAAATTTGTCAAGCGTTTTATAAAAAAAGATTTATAAAAAATTTGACAATACAAAAAAAAAGATGTATAATATTAGATAATGAAAAAAATTATAAAAAGAAAAACAAGAAAACCTACTGATGAACATTATGTAGATAATAAAAAATTTCTACAAGCGATGGAAGAATGGCAAAAAGATTGCAGTATTGCAAAAACTTTAAACAAACCTGTTCCGCCTGTTTCTGATTACATTGGCGAATGTTTTATGAAGATAGCTCATCACTTATCTTATCGTCCTAATTTTATTAACTATACCTATAGAGATGAAATGATTGCAGATGGTATTGAAAACTGTGTTCAATATAGTTATAATTTCAATCCAGAAAAATCTAAGAATCCTTTTGCCTATTTTACGCAAATAATTTATTATGCGTTTGTAAGAAGAATACAAAAGGAAAAGAAACAATCACATATTAAAAACAAAATGATAGAACGAGATATATATGAAACCTTTACAACACAGAAACATGATGTAAATGATTATCATAATCCAACGTTTGATGAGTTTAAAAATATGATGTTACCAGAGGAAGATGCTTATAAACCCAAAAATAAGAAAAAATCTTTAAAGAAAAAAGGAATAACTTTAGGATTAGAAATATTCATGGGTAGTAACGATAAGGAATAATTTTATAATATGAAAGTGATACTGATTAGCGACCAACATATTGGCGCAAGGAACGATAACCTATCGTTTTTAAGATATTTTAAAAAGTTTTATGAGGAAGTCTTTTTTCCTTACATAGATGAACACGACATAACAACTATAATAAATTTAGGCGATATGTTTGATAGAAGAAAGTATGTTAACTTTAATACTTTACATTTTACAAAAGAAACATGGTTAGAACCATTAAGAAAAAGAAACATTAATGTTCATTGTCTTATAGGAAACCATGATACTTATTTTAAAAACACCAACGATATAAATTCTTGTAATCTTTTGTTTGATGAATATGAAAACATTCATGTATATCCAGAACCAGAAGTAATTCAGTTTGGTGGAGTGTCGGTATTGTTTATGCCATGGATGAATTCAGAAAATTATCCACAGTGTGTTAAATATCTTCAACAAGCAAAAGCTGATATATGTTTTGGACATTTAGCGCTAACTGGATTTGAACAACACAAAGGACATGTTGCAGAACAAGGTTATGATAAAGATTTATTTAAAAGATTTGAATTAGTTTTCTCTGGACATTATCATCGTAAATCAGATGATGGTCAGATTTATTATCTTGGCTCGCCATATGAAATGACATGGAGTGATTATGAATGTCCAAAAGGGTTTCATGTTTTTGATTTAGATACAAGAGAATTAACAAGGATTGAAAACCCACACAGGATTCATAAAAAGATTTACTTTGATGATAAGAAAAATAATTATGATGAACATGATGTATCACAATATAAAGAATGTTATGTGAAAGTAATTGTTGTTAACAAAGCAGATTTTTATAAGTTTGATAAGTTTGTAGATAGACTTATAAGTGATTCTGATGCATATGAAGTAAAAATTATAGAAGATTTTTCTGAAATAAGTGCTGAGAATGTAAGTGATGAGATTATGGAGAATACAGAAGATACGATGACTTTGGTTGAAAAATATATTGATGATATAGATATAGATTTAGATAAAAAAAGATTAAAAGATATAATGAAAAGTTTATATGTTGAGGCAAGTGATTTAGATGTCGGTAACGTTTAGTAAAGTTCAGTGGAAAAATATACTTTCCACAGGTAATAATTTTATAGAAGTAATTTTAAATTCTAAATCTAAAACATTAATTGTTGGCGAGAATGGTTCTGGCAAATCCACTATTCTTGATGCAATTTGTTTTGGACTATTCAATAGACCCTTTCGCCAAATAACAAAAGGACAACTTGTTAACTCTGTAAATGAAAGAGATGCCGAAGTCCAAGTATATTTTTCTGTTGGACAACAAGAATTTAAAATTATTCGTGGAATTAAACCAAACAAGTTTGAGATTTATTGTAACGGAACAATGATAAATCAAGATGCAGCTGCTAAAGATTATCAAAAACACCTTGAACAAAATATACTTAAATTAAATTATCGTTCTTTTACACAAGTTGTTATTTTGGGTGCTTCTACATTTGTTCCTTTTATGAAACTATCATCTGCACATCGTAGAGAAGTTGTTGAAGAAATTTTAGATATAAAAATCTTTTCAGTAATGAATCATCTATTAAAAAATAGATTGAAAGATGTTGCTAACGATATTGTTTCTATTGGCAATGAATATAAATTACATGAACAGAAAATAGAACAACAACAAAGACATTTAAAAGATTTACAAGACAATAAAGATAAAATTGTTGATGAGAATAATAAAAAGATTGTAAGAAATGTTAAATCTATTTTATCAAAACAAGATACGGTAACTAAATTAGAAACACAAAGTGAAAAATATCTTAAACAAATTGAAGAACAACCTATTATCAATAGGAAATTAAAAAAATTAAATAAACTTCATAATACTATCAGTGAAAAACAAAAAAGAATTGAAACAGAAGTAGATTTTTTTAATGACAATGAAGAATGTCCTACTTGTGAACAACTTATAGATTCTGATTTTAAAACAAGAGCTATAGAACTTAGAACAAAAAAACTTCAAGAATATATTGACGGACTAAAAGATATTGATAAAGATATTGGTACAAACGAAAAAGAACTTGATATGATAATAAACATTTCAGAAAAGATTAAATCGAATGATGTAGAGATTGGTAAATTAACTTCCTCTATAGAAGAATTAGAAAACTTTAATACAGAATATGAAAGTGAGGTTAAAGGTTTAACTGATAAAGATGCGACTGAAAAACAATTAAATGAATTAACTTCTTTACAAGAATCTTTGGTTTCTCTTGGAAAAAGAAAAGCAGAGATGGTTGAAGATAAACATTATAATGATGTTGTAAGAAACATGTTGCAAGATACTGGTATCAAAACTAAGATTGTTAAAAGATATCTTCCTGTAATGAACAAATTGATAAATGGTTATCTTTCATCTATGGACTTTTTTATTAACTTTACTATAGATGAAAACTTTAATGAAGTTATAAGGTCGAGATATCGTGATGAATTTAAATATTATTCTTTTAGTGAAGGTGAGAAAATGAGAATAGATTTAGCATTGCTGTTTACTTGGAGAGCTATCGCTAAAATGAAAAATTCTACGAATACGAATCTCTTGTTACTTGATGAGATATTTGATAGTTCATTAGATGGAACAGGTACAGATGATTTTCTAAAGATATTAAACACATTCCAAAAAGAAAATGTATTTGTTATATCCCACAAGGGTGATGTTCTATATGATAAATTTGCACACATATTGAAATTTGAGAAGATTCAAAACTTTTCAAAGAGAATAGATGTTGCTTGACATTTGAAATAGATATGTTATTATAATTAATGC